TAGCACTAATTGTTTTCTTACTACCACCACTATCCTTTACTTCTAGGTTATTACTTCCGTCATTGGTAAGTTTCATACCACCAATATCAACGGTGCTACCAGAGACATATACATCCCGCCATCTCAATGAAGATGAACCAAGGTCATATGTATCATCTGCTGAGGGAATTACATGTGAAGTTACTCTATCTAATCCAGATTCTTCGTGTGCGTCTACACCCTTCCACTTTTGAATAGTGGAATCATACATCAAGAACTTATTATTAACCTTCGCGGTAGACCTGTCAATGTCATCTAAGAACTCTAGTCGAACCTCACCACCGCCACCGATACCTTGCATAGCAAGAATCATTTGTCGGATGTTTGTATTGATTTCGTTTATTTGTTTCTGAACACTCGCAGTTTCGTCAACTTGTTCCTGTACAGCTTCTTTTCTTTCCGCGAGATATTGTACTGCGAGTTCTTGCAGTTGTCTTTCATCCTTGTCTTTCTTCTCTGCTGTAGGTTTGAGACTAAGAACATCCATAACCGCACTATAAGCATCTTTACTTACATTGAATGACTCTGGTTGTGCTTCTTCTGTTATTTCTTCTACTTCTTCTATTGTACCAGCATATTTCATTTCTAACTTATTAACTTTTGCTTCTAAGGCAGAAATGTCTGGGTCTAAGATTCCTGTAGAGACAGTAGATTCTTCTGGTGGCAATTCAGGCGGCCACTCTTTTTCTGGCATTTCTATCAATGTAGTGGGGTGGTCTTTTAATTGATATGGTTCAGACTGTGTAGACATATCACTTTCTGATATCTGACTTACTGGTCGAATATCAAACTCTGCAGCCATTTTCTCTGGGTTAATACCAGCAAAGAAGTCAGGCGTTTCTGTTGTTACTTCTTCTTCTTGTTCTTCATATAGTATTGGAGTTACATCTTTAAACTCATCTCTGATTTCTTCTAACTTTTGTAATTTGTTTTTATTTTGTTCTTCAACTTCTGAAAGTTTTTGAAGCTCGCCCTTAAATACACCCCAGAAATCCTCTTGGACTTTTTTACTATGAGACTTTCTTTTTTGAGATTTTTCTACTTCCTTGAGGATTTCTTCTTTCTGCAACTCTAGGTTTCTAGTTTTTTCTTTTGCAATAGCCTCAAAAAGTTTTTTTAACTCATCCATTGTCTTTGCCTTTTTCTTTTGGTTTCTCTAAATCTACAGTGACCCCAGAATCATTCCAAGTTTTCTTTTCTTCTATGCTATAGTCTTCACCATACCTACCTCTCTCGCGGTTACCATCTCCGTTCAATTCGGTTAAGTCTTGTTGTTTTTCTTTGAAATCTCTGTTCACTGGTCTTCCTTATGATTTAGTTACTTGCGGTGTTACCGTTATTATGCCTTCTTGTACTCTCAATACTTCTGGTGAATTTGCGATTTCAACATCGTAAACATATCTACCAGACTTCAATGCGGTTGTTTGTGCTGCTGTTAAAGACAAAGTTATAACACCAGTAGCGTCAACTTGAGCGGTTGTAAAACTTGTATAAGTAGTACTGTCATAGCTTTTTCGGAACTGTGATGTTGTTGTATAGCCTGTAAGGTTTTTAGCCGTTGACCCATCTGTAGTTACAGTTAGGGTCTCACTAAAAGTAGCACCTTGGTCTATCGTTATATTTTTAATTACTTTTTTTGCCATGGAATATACCTTTTAAATTATGAGAACAATTGTTACACTAAAATACGGAAACAAATACTCTTCCAATGATGTAAACACTATTTATAATATGTGCAAACATCAATGTCAGAACTTCTGGTGTCGCACCGATGACCCAGAAGGATTGGAACAGGGGATACTAACCTCACATATCAAGCACTCTATGGGGAACTGGGAAAAAATCTTACTTCTTGGTAAAGATTTTGGTGGCCCAACCATATATTTAGACCTTGATGTTATAGTTCAAGGTAACCTTACCCCCTTATTTAACCTTTGCGATGAACCTACCATATGCGAAACATACTGGAAAGACTTCGGTGGCGCGTGGAACTCTAGTGTTATGGCATGGAGTTGTAAGAATGCCGCCTATATACCAGAGGCATTTTTTAAAAACTTTGATTATAACTTGCATAAATACGATGGTAAGGATGATAACTTTTTATATGATGGAAGGTTCTTCAAACGAACATTTCCAAAAGGATTAATATATTCTTTTCTTGCTGGGGTAGACATGGAAACAGATACCTCACCAAGAGCTCATCAAATAAAACCAGATTATCCAATCGTCTTGTTAAACGGACAAAATGAAGTCAATTACAATTTGAGACAAAAATATTATGATGCACTTTCTTTGCATGAAATGGGGCAATAAGTACTCTCCAGAATATGTAAACAATCTATACAAAATGGTTCAACAGAACTACACCAAAAGGTTTAAGTTCATATGTTATACAGACGAACCAGAAGGCATACACAAAGATGTTAAGATTAGGTCTATTCCAAATGTAGACCCTCTACATCCACGGCACTGGTTTGGTCAAGAAAACTTTTGTTGGGATAGAGCAAAGTTTCTTGTACTAAACTCCCACCACTGGTTGAGAACCAAAGGCCCTTTTTGTTATTTGGATTTGGATGTTATCATTCAGAATAACATCGATGACATATTTGAACTATCTAAAACTCCTCACATGATTTATTCTAATTGGGAGAATCCAAAAGTTCTCAAAGACAGAAGATTTACAGACATGCGTGGCACATTATATAACTCTAGTGTCATGTTATGGTGTACTGACCAAGGGGAAAAGATTTACAATGATGTAATCAAACACAAGGACACAGTGTTTAAAACCTTTTGGAAGGGAACCGATAACTACTACCCATACAGAGAACATCAAGCAGTAGGTGATAACTACTGGTCATTCTTACCAAATGATTGGGTATACTCCTACAATAGAGGAAGACAACATCCTAATGATGTCACGCAACACCTGTACAGAGAAGATGCAAAGTTCTGTATCTTTGAAGCATCCGTTGGTGGTAGGAACAAAAACAATCTTAAACCACACGAGTTGAGAGATTACAATCTACTTACACATTGGCATGGCAAAACAGAATTTGAAAGATTGTGGTTACCCAAGTTTCCAGATAACTTCTTTGATAAAAATAAACACACCAATAAAATATCTCAGTTGTTGCGTACCAAGGACTACGATACACTAGAAGAAAAATTTCTCAAAGACTTACCACAACTAAAACAGGATTGGGAACAGTATTCAAAAGAGTTTGAAACGCTACGCGAGTGGATTGGATTTCAATCTTTGACAGATAGTATGCTACAAGAAAACTATATGGACAAGGATACAATATCAGATATAAAAGAACTTATCGAAACAAATGACTTACAATCCCTTTCAGAGAAAATGATTAATGACTTCCCAGAGTTGGAAGAATATTTTAAAGGTACAATTTCTGAAGTGAAGGTACATGTACCAGAATTGGAAAGAGAGATATCTGACCTCATCTTTATACGACAAATAGAACCACACCACAAAGATATTATTAAGGAACTATATGACTCTGGTGATATGATTTCAATGCATAAAAAGTTTCTCGCTGACTATCCAGATGACCCTGTACTATTACAGGGTGATGAGTCTTTGTATTGGAACAAAGATGCAAATGAGATATATGACCTATACAAACAGAGGTACATATACAAATCTCACCTAACCGCGTTTGATGAAGCGAAAGAACTTGGGCCTGTTAGATATTTCTGGAACATAAGTTTCCTACAATGTTTCGCGTTGTACAAAAGACTATGGGATAAAAACACACTACCACAAATCAAAAAAGATGTTATGGATAACATCAAAGAACATGGGATGCAAAGGGTGTTCTGGGATGCATCAACTGAAGATGTTCAATCCCTGTACAAGAAATACTATCTACAGAACCTAAAAGAATTATTTTATAAAGAGGATTATGAGAAAGTATTTGAACGACTATACAACATCATGCCCAAACAAGAACTCATATCCATTATAAATCAAGATAGTGTAAAAGATAATGACACCCTTGTCAAGTATTTCCAAATGCATGGAGAACAATATAGTGACTTATACACAGGATTGTATGATGATGGCAATCCAGAAGGTGCATTAATACAACTATCTACCAAACAAAATGATACTGGTAATGAATTTAATGATATTTTTGTCAATGGAAAAGAACATACACTAGATTCTATCAAGACCGTAGTTGAAAACTTCAAGTTACAATGGGTTACATTTATGTGTGAAATCACAGACCCGACAAACTGTGACGAGATTGAGTCCATTTGTCGGTATTTTAAAGAAAAATTAGGTTGCACAGTCACCGTACAGACATTTAAGGCATATATAAAAGACCTACCTTTTGTTGATAGGGTTGAACATGTACTTCCTACACAACCAACCGAGAATGAAATAAAGGTAAACGATAGTATTGCTAGTGATATTCCAGTAAGTCTGGAAACATTGAAACGGTTTAAAAAAGATGAGGAAGTACGAACCAAGAAACCTAAGATGAAAGAGAAGGAACCAGTATGGTGTGACGCGAGGAAAAGTGAATATTTTTATGTGAATTCGCAAGGCAACCTTTTCCCATGTGCGTACATTGCTAGAGATGTAATGGAACACAAACTATTTCCG